TACACAGATGGAGTACGACTTGTAACAAAGTGGCTGTTTCCTCCTGGCAGGCACAAGCCCGGAACATGGCGCATTACGAAACCCGACACCGATAATTTGCAGAAGCTGTTAAAAGACTGCATGACTGCAGTTGGATTCTGGAAAGACGATGCATTGGTAGCATCTGAAATTTCGGAAAAATTCTGGGCTGTGGATAATCTACATACCGGAATTTATATTCGCATTGAGGAATTGCCGTGAGTCGGCAAAAACGGCCAGTTGAACCTAAAGCTATTCCGCCTGACAGCCCGAATGGCAAAGCCATTGCACTAAATCTGTTAGCCAAAACCATACCGCTACAGCTGGATGGTTTGCCGCAAAATGAGCGCCGGTATGTTCAGCAAGTGCACAAACTGCTGATTAAATATTGGCATCGGCAGTTAAGCAGAGAAGAATTCCAGGCTTGGCAGCGATGGTTAGCTTGCAATCAGTTGTACTTAATTCCAAAACGTCAAAAGGAAGTGGTAAAGCATGACACGAGAGCAGCTTGAAGATTACCCGAACATCGTTGCAGAAATTGCAGATCTGCAGGAGTATTTACATACTGTCGTTGGTGATACCGTGCAGGACGGCAGCAGCGGTTATCCGCGCCCAATTCTGATTCGTGGCTTGCCTGCGGGCGAAAGAGAGCGCCGACGGATTCAGGCATTAACCGCGCAGAAAGCTGAAATAGAACAGTTTGTGGACGGGCTCCTGACGGCAAAGGAACGGCGTTTGGCGCGTGCGGTCATGAAGCATGGGGCCCGTTGGGAAGTCATACGCCGGGAGTTGCATAGCAGCGGGTCCGCGGATGCGGTCAGAAAGGCTTTCTGCCGAATGTTTACAAAATGTTCATAGGTGTGTCCGTTTTGTCCGTTTTGTCCGTGTATGATGAATAATAGAGAGTTCAGAAGCAGGATTCTCATGTGTTCATCTCGCAATCCTCCTTTCATTTTTGGACCGGCTGAAATATGCCGGTTTTATATGCCCGGAATCCGGGTACGTTCATTTTTGTCTCCTCCTTTTGGCAGCCGGAAATAGACGGCAACGGGCGGGAACGCTCGTTATTATATGCACAGTTCGAGTAGTAAGGGTAACTCGCCTTTTTGGAGAAGCAGGTTCGAGTCCTGCACTGTGCACCACGAAGACAGTTGCTTTACTCTTTCTAACGACTTCACAAACGGTATGAAAAGAGTGTTTTAGCTGTGAATTTACAAGAAATCAATAGCTCCGGCGAAAAATGGCCGTCGGGAAACAGGTAGCAGCATAACCAACTCACCGATTACGGCGCTGCAAGTCCATTTTTAATATTTACTTTTTTGATACTGGCTAATTCAGTGGCGGTTAGGATTCAATGTGAAAAGCATTCCGCCTTACCAAAAAGGAACATTCGAGCGCGGGAGGAATAGTCACCCGAAGCGTGCAAATTAGAGCCGCCTGAACCGCGTAAGCGTTCTTTCAGGGGCCAACATCGGATTAATTTCCGGTGTTTCTGCATGAGTTACGGCAGCGCAATAGCGTGTGCCCGCCGGGCCGTGACCGGGGTAGCTCACCAAAATTTCCGGTATTGAATCTTCGGAAGATCTCTTTTATGCAGAAGGGTTCGAGTCCCTAAGCTGTCTGGTCCGACTCCAGCAGCGCATGGCGCAATTAAAAGCACCGGAAATTTTTATTTTAATCATTCATGCAGCCTTTAACCGGGCTGCTATTTTTATACGATTTTTTGAGGTGATTACATGATGCAAGTTAGGCCGCCGGGTGGTGGTAGTGCATGACAAACAAACAAAAACGGTTCTGCGAAGAATACCTCATCGACCTCAACGCAACGCAAGCAGCTGTTCGAGCAGGTTATAGCACATCAACTGCAGGGGCAATTGGAGCAGAAAACCTCAAGAAACCTCAAATACGCGCGTGTATAGACAAGGCTTTGGCCGAACAGTCAAAACGCACTGGCGTCACTGCTGACCGTGTGGTCCGTGAGTTGGCAAAGGTCGCTTTCGTCAATTCGGCTGATGTGGTGGACTTTAACAGCGCGACCGTGAAACCGGATGCCAGCAAAGATAATACAGCTGCTATTGCGTCTGTGCGGGTAAAAACTATACCAACCAAAGATGGCGACGGCGTCGAACGCGAAATCAAATTGGCCGATAAGCTGAAAGCTCTGGAACTGTTGGGCAAACGATATGGCCTGTTTACAGACAACGTGAATGTGTCCGGTGAAGGGGTGGTGCAGATTGTTGACGACATCCCCAAGACAAGCAAGGCTGACTGACATCATAGCACCATCATTTTATGACCTCCACCACGATATTGCGGCGGGAGGTCATACTTTTTACAAGCTTGCTGGTGGGCGCGGCAGCACAAAGTCCTCTTTCGTTGGCACAGAAATCCCACTCGGTATCATGCGCGATGCTGCGGCAGGCCAGTATACTAACGCTCTGGCATATCGCCGCTACAAAGATAACCTGCGCAGCAGTGTTTATGAGCAACTCCTGTGGGGCATTGACAAACTGGGGGTGTCAAGTCTGTGGCAGGCTACGTTGTCTCCGCTGCGGCTGACATATAAGCCGACCGGGCAGCAGATACTTTTCCGTGGTGCTGACAGTGCCACAAAGAGCAAGTCCATCAAAGTAGCACGCGGATACATCAAGTATCTGTGGTTTGAGGAGCTGGACGAGTTCGAAGGCCCCGAAAAGATACGCTCCATTCAGCAGTCTGTTCTGCGTGGGGGTCCGAAGTTCACAGTATTCTACAGCTTCAACCCACCGCGTTCACAGCGTTCCTGGGTAAACGATAAGACGACTTTTAGCGAGCCGGGCATGGTCGAACATCACAGCACATACTTGACAGTACCGAAGGATTGGCTTGGGCAGGAATTCATTATTGAAGCGGAACACTTGAAAGCCGTCAACGAAGAATCATATAAGCACGAATATCTTGGCATCCCGACCGGGACAGGAGGAGAAGTATTCATGAACGTAAAACTTGCCGTTATCACAAATGATGACATTAACAATGCGTCCCGGCATCGCTTCGGGCTTGACTGGGGCTTTGCTGTTGACCCGTTCGCCTTTGTTGCCTGCGGGTATGACCGCAAAAAGCGCCGTCTGCTGATATACGATGAAGTCTATCAGGTTGGCCTTACCAACCGTGCGGCAGCCGAAAAGGTCAAACAGCACGGCGGGCAGGGCAAGGACATTGTGTGTGATTCAGCAGAACCAAAAAGCATTGCAGAAGTGCGGCAGTACGGCCTGCGGGTGCGCGGTGCCAAGAAAGGCCCTGACAGCGTGGAGTATGGTATTCACTGGCTGCAAGGACTTGATGAGATTGTAATTGACCCGAAACGCTGCCCGCACGCGGCACGCGAATTTGTGGAGTATGAGCTCGACCGGGACGCCCGCGGCGAGTTCAAGGCCGGTTATCCCGACCACGACAACCACTGCATTGATGCTGTGCGGTATGCAATGGAGGACGATATGAGAAACGTGAGGGTGGTGTAATGTGTGTATGTAAGTGACCTTGACCTGATAAAAGCCCGCCTGACAATTGAGGGCAAGCTCAACCGGTCAGAAATTATTAAACTGATTCTCCGTGATTGGTCGGTGGACGAGAAACAGAAGTTCATGGCCGTCGGAGAACGTTACTACAATGGTCAGCATGACATTCTGGAGCATGACTTCCGGCAGTCGATTGTTTACGATAAAACACCGGCAGAGGACAGCCCGGATGGAAAAGAACACGAAACAGCGCAGACAATTATCAACTCCAACCGTTCCAACATGCATAATATTCATCCGTTCTTTCGGCTGCTGGTAGACCAGAAAACCGGCTATGTTGTTGGCAAGCCGCCGACCGTCAGCGTTGAGGATGACAAACAGTTTGAGCAAGCAATTACCGAAATTACAACCGATGAAGAATTCCCGGATATGCTTAACGACTGGGTGAAAGAAGCCAGCAAAAAGGGCGTCGGATGGGTGCATCCATACTATGACCCGGACGGCAGTTTACATTATGCAATCGTACCAGCAAATGAGGTTATCGCTTTTTACGATAGTGAACATCAACAGGAATTGCAGGACGTTGTGCGGTTCTACACGTTTGATGTTGTGAGCAGCGGACAGACGCTGAAGCGCTATAAAGTTGAGTGGTGGGCAGCACAGGACGTGACCTATTACGTCCAGGATGAACATGGCAATTACCTGCTTGACCCGTCTTATGCGCAAAATCCGGCACCGCACTGGTGGAACGTGACGACCGTTGACGGTGCAGAGACCAGCAGGGAAGCGCACAGTTGGGGCAAGGTGCCGTGGGTGCCACTATACAACAACAGTGATGCGGTATCCGACCTCGGCGGGCAGGACGAGAACGGGCAGCCCTGCGGCATTAAGTCACTGATTGATGCTTACGATATGATAAGCAGTGCAACGACCAACGACCAGATAGACCTTGTGGCGCTGTACTGGATTGTGCGCGGCTTTGGCGGGGAGACCAGCCGCGAAATTGTCAAGCGACTGCAGATGAACAAGGTTGTGAATGTGTCCGGCGGGGATGCAGGAGACGGTGTGACTGCCCAGCAGGTAACGTTATCCGTTGCTGACCGCTGTCAGTGGTTAGATATGCTCCGACATGATATTTACCACTTTGGCATGGGAATTGATACTTCCGATGAACAGTTGGGCAACAATCCTTCCGGCATTGCGCTGAAATTTAAGTATACGCAGCTCGATTTGAAAGCCAACCCACTGATTTTGAAGTTAAAAAAGGCGTTGAAGAATCTGTTTTGGTTCCTCACGGACGACATGAACCGGCAGCAGGGAACGCAGTATGACAGCAGCAAAATTGTGGTGACCGTCAACAAGACAGCTATTTGCAATGATGCGGAAACTGTGCAGATGATTATGCAGTCTCGCGGACTTGTGCCTGACAATATCCTGCTGCAAAAGCATCCTCTGGTTGACGATGCTGCGCAGGCGGAAAAGGATTTGCAAAAGCAGCAGGTTGCTGCCGACGAACGCCGCAAGCAGATGTTTGGCAATGATGATGTGCCGCCGAGTGATGACAGTGGTGGTGCTGAATGAAGTCAGATGAATACTGGCAGATGCGTGCTTTGCAGCGGGAAGCAGAGTCACACAGCGACGCAGAAAAAGTGCAGCAGCGGCTACGAATGCTGTATGAGCAGGCAGACAAGAACCTGAAAAAGCAGATACATAAAATCTTTGATGCCTATGTTGATTACACTGGCATTGATGAGCAAAAAGCCCGCGAGCTTCTCTCCACGCAGGAAAGTGCTGAACTGCTGGCAGAACTGCGAAAGCAGTATGAAGAAACCAGCGACGCGGAAGTACTTGCGAAGTTGAACGCTCCCGCTTATGGGTACCGCATCAGCCGCTTACAGGCAGCACGCAGGGCCGTTGAAGCGGAACTTGATAAACTTGCCGTGCAGGAGGAAAAGACAGGCACAGGGCAGCTTGTGGATACTTATGATAAATCGTATTACAAGACCGCTTATGACACACTGCCTGAGTTGCCAAATGCGCCCGTTGTTCCGCTTTCACAAGATGTTGTGAGCGAAGCGGTACAAAACAAGTGGGATGGAAAAAACTATTCCGAACGTGTCTGGAAGAACCGCGACAAGCTGGCACAGGAAGCAGGCAGAATTATTGACAGTTCGGCGGCGTCTGGTGCATCCATCTCGCAAATGACCGCTGAACTGTCTGACTTGATGGACGTTGGCTCTTACGTTGCTGCACGGCTTATCCGGACGGAGGTCAACCGGATGCACAACAACGCTGCGCTTGCGTCCTACACGGCAATGGGGCTGAAAGAGTATAAATACCTTGCCACACTGGACTGCCACACCTGCGCTGTATGTGGGGCATTGGACGGCAAGGTGTTTCCAATAGCCGAAGCACATACCGGCGTAAATTTTCCCCCAATCCACCCAAACGACCGTTGCACTACTGTGCCGAAAATACCGGGTGTCAATGGTAGCGATGGCAGCCGCACGGCGCGGAATCCGGAGACCGGCAGAAATTATAGAGTGCCTGTGGACATGGACTATGAGGAATGGCGCAAAAGTATCAGCGAAAAGTACGGTACCAACGGCATTCAGACAGCACAGAAAAAGTATTGGAACCGAGAGATATCATAGAAGTGATAGAGAGCAATCCTGAATAGGTACCGCCTGCTGGAATAGCACAGCGGTATTTTTATACCTATTTTGCCCTGAGCATGGCGTTAAAAGGCTCGTTCATTATGCAAAAATTTAACCGTGGCGCCCGGAAAATAATAGGCGCTCCGCAGAACCGGGACTGGCCGGAATAACAAGGACAGCGGGAAAGGATACAATATGCTCGAATGGCTCAAAACGATTCTTGGCGACGCTTATACCGAGGATATCGACAAAAAGGTTTCTTCCGAAATCGGAAAAGAATTTGTTTCACGCACGGATTTCAATGCCGCAAACGAGGCGAAAAAGGCGGCTGAAAGTCAGGTGACAGACCGTGACAAGCAGCTCGAAACACTGAAAAAGTCCACGGGCGACGCCGCTGAACTTCAGAAGCAGATTGATGCTTTGCAGGAAACAAATAAGCAGGCAAAAGCGCAATACGATTCTGACTTAGCCGCTGCGAAACTATCTGCTGCGCTTGACCTTGGCATCACAAAAGCAAAAGGCCGTAGTGCAAAAGCTGTGAAAGCCTTGCTCGATACCTCCAAGATGACGGTAAAGGACGATGGCACGGTAGATGGTCTTGATGCCGCACTGGGCGCACTGAAGAAATCGGACGGTTATCTATTCGCACAAGAGGAAACCAAGCCCCAGGGTAATGGTTTCCAGACTGGCGCGTCAACCCCCGACGCACCGGAAACAAAAGCAGTCGCAGACGCATTTGCTGCGGCGAGGGGAACAATTTAAGGAGTGATATTTTATGCCTATTAACACACTGGCAACCGCAACCCTATTCCAGCAGCAGCTTGACCAGCAAATGATTCAGGAAGCTACATCCGGTTGGATGGAGTCAAACGCTGGTCAGGTCAAATATTCTGGCGGTAAAGAAATCAAAATTCCAAAGCTGAACATGAATGGACTGGCAAACTATGACCGTGACAATGGATATGTTCAGGGTGCCGTTACGCTCGAATATGAAACCGAGACTATGACACAGGACAGAGGCCGCAAATTTCAGCTTGACAGCATGGATGTGGATGAAACTAGTTTCATTGCTTCTGCTGCTAATGTTGTAACGCAGTTTCAGCGTCTGCAGATTATCCCCGAAGTTGATGCCTATCGTTATAGCAAGCTGGCAGCACTGGCCATCGGGGCGGGAAACACTAGCAGCTATACCCCAGCTACTACTGACATTCTAAGCAAATTGCTTGCTGATATTTCAGCCGTACAGGATGTAATCGGTGAGAATGAACCGTTAATTATCAGCATGAGTTACGCAGTTGCAACGATTCTGTCTCAGGCGGACAAGATTACAAAAATACTTGATACGGCGCAGTTCACGCAGGGCGGCATTCAGACAAAGGTGCTTTCCCTTGATGGTATGCCGATTAAGCGCGTACCTTCCGCAAGATTGAAAACGGCTTACGTTTTCAATGATGGCAAAACGGCTGGTCAGACAGCAGGCGGCTTTGTTCCGGCTACAAGTGCGCTCGATATCAACTGGATTATTTCCTCTGCGCGGGCGCCAATTGCGGTCAGCAAAACAGACAACATGAAGATTTTTGACCCGCAGACCAACCAAAACGCGGATGCATGGCTGATTGAGTACCGTAAGTTCCACGAGCTGTGGGTACCCGATAATAAGCTCACGGCGGTGCGTGTCAGTACGAAGCCTGCGTCATAAGGAGAAAAAGCATGACTGAACTGAAAAGATTGAATGTACACCGTATTGTGGACACACCGGAGGAAGCTAATAAGTTGATTACCGTTGGCTTTAAGGTAGTCGGGGATGTAGTGCCGGAGAATCCTGCAGAAGAAACGCCTCCAGAAAAGCCCACGAAAGCGAAGTGATGATATGACGCTGCTGGAACAGGTGAAGCTGCTGCTTGGCATTACAGGCTACGAAAAGGATGCGCTGCTGGCAGTACTGTGCGAAAACGTAACAGTGCAGGTACAAACCTACTGCCGCATTACAGAGGTGTCAAATACGGGCTTGCAGGGCCTTATGGCTGATATGGTGGTCACGCGGTACCGGGCACGAGGATACGGGCAGGAGGCGGCGCCGAAAGTGTTGTCCGGCCTGTCCGAAGGTGACGTGTCATTTACATACAAAATCACGCAGTACGATACGACCGGGGAGCTGACGGGTGCCGAAAAGTCGGCGCTCTCATCGTACAGAAAGCTGTGGCCGTGATGGACATATCCGCTTACGCTGCTGACCTGGCAGCTCTGTACGATAAGACCGCCCTGCTGTTTGAAAAAAGGAAAGTGCCGAGTGATTATATCGGCGACACCTACGCCTGGCAGCTGGTGGGGTCTGTGCAGTGCAGTGCCCTGCCGGTTACCGACAAACTGACAGTGGAACTATACGGCCCACGTGTAGAGCACATGGTACAGCTACACGCAGCACCAGATGTAACGCTGACCGATGGCATGGGAGTGGCACTTACTGCAAGTGCGGAGAAGCCGGAGTACAAGGTTATATCCGTAAAGCATCGGCAAACGCATACTTACGCATTGTTGGAGGCGATTGGTGATGGAAGTCAAAGTGGAGGGGCTTGACCGGTTGCTAAAAAAGCTGGATAAGCTGGGCGGCAGTATCGAGCAGAGCACACAAAAGGCGCTGCTTCGCGGCGGGGCCGTATTTGAAGCGGGTGCGAAAGAGAATTGCCCGGTTGACACTGGGCAACTGCGTGACAGCATCCACACCGAAGCCAAAGATGTGCAGACCGTGACCGTTGGCACCAGCTGCGAACATGGCGTCTATGTGGAATACGGTACTGGCCCGAAAGGCGACCCGTCCGTGCCGCACACGACAAAAGATTCATGGCGGTACCAGGATGCGGAAGGAAATTGGCACACGTCCCACGGCCAACCACCACAGCCATTCATGCGCACGGCATTCAGCGAAAACAAAGATAAAGTTGTAGATGCCGTGAAAGAATCCATCAAAGAGGATGTGAACAATCTTGGTTGATATGAACAAGGTGGTTGCAGACCTGCTGAGCCCCACTTGTACGGTGCAGCTTGCATTTCCATCCACGGATGCGAATTTTCCTTGCGTATCATTGTCCGAGATTGGAAACACGGCTGCCGCTATCCTTGACAGTCAGGAGCGGTACTCACGCTATGAGTGCCAACTTGACGTGTGGGACACAGCAGACGGTAGAACGCCCGCGCGCTGTATGCAACTTGCAGGGACCGTCAGCGAAGCAATGATTTCAGCGGGCTTTACCCGTGTGACAGGAAAATTAATGCACGACCCCAGCGGGTTACATCGGTACATGATGGGATTTACCGGCTGGGTGGACAACAAAACAAAAACAATTTACCGAGGAGGTTTTTAATTATGGCAGAAAATGCAGTATTGGGTACATACCTCTCTATGGCAGACACGGAGGCTGGTACTTACAAAAAACTTTACGGCATGCACAAAGTGCCGGACATGAGTTCCGAAGCGGACAAAATCGACGTTACAAACCTGTTGGACAAAAATAAACGCAACATCCCGGGCATTATGGACTTGGGCGAACCGGAATTTGATTTCTTCAACGATGATACAGCGACCGAGCCGACAACCGGCGATATGTTAATGAACTCTTATAAAGCCCTGCGTGCCGCTGAACTGGCGCGGCAGGTCAAGTGGTTCAAGCTGATTTATCCCGACCACACAGGATTCGAGTTTTCTGCATACGTCAACACCACTCGTACAGGCGGCGGCACAGGTGACGCTTTGCAGTTCAAGGCAAAGATGATGATTAACAGCAATATTAAAGATATTGTTGAAACCGCAAGCACTCCGGCAACGGGCTCCTAAGCCCGTTCACGCCTAAAAATATATTAAATTAAAAAGGAGCTTATTACTTATGAATACACCTTATGTTACCCTGACCGTGAATGGAACCGACTACCGCCTGCGCATGACAACTTTTAATGCTGTGCAGGTAGAGAAACAGCTTGGCATGGGTATGACCGACGCACTGAATCACCTTATGGATTCCCGTGTGATTGTTGGTATCTTGTGGGGCGCAATGCAGAAATACAATCACGGAACCAACCTGCGCGAAGTTTGCGACCTGTACGACAGTTACCTTGCCAGCGGCGGCAATGCCGAAAAGATTGTGGATGTTATTATTAAGCTGCTGGCGCAGATTGGCATTGGAGACACAGAGGACGATGCCACGGAGGACGCCGCAAAAAACGCCGAAAGCCCGGCAGCAACCCCATCGGAAAGCGGTATGACTCTCTAATAGAGTACATATCTGACCTGCAGCAGGACGCGCTTTTTATCGGGATTCCGATTGAACGATTTTGGAACATGACGTGCGTGGAAGTGTCCGCTGAAATTGACGCCTATAACCGGCGCAAGAAGTTGGATTATCAGGAGCAGGCGCAGTTCCGGGCGCAGATGGACTACCGGCTGGCAAGCATGATTTCTGTTGGCTACAATGACCCAAAGAAATTTCCGAAAACACTCAATGATGTTTATCCGGATTTATTCCCAGATGCAGGCTGGAAGCAGAGCAAGTCAAACTTTGCACGCTACGCAGAGCGATTTAACCATCAGAGGGAGGTGAAGCAGCATGACAGTTGAGGAACTGCAAATTGTTATATCAGCAAAAACAGAGCAGGTCAGGGAAAAAATCGACAAGCTTAGAAAGTCTATTGCCAACATTCAGCCAAAGAAAATGCCGGAGGTCAATGTGTCAACTACTCCTGCACAAAGCAGCTTGAAAAAGTTGCAATCCGAAGTTGACCGCACGCAGGCAAAAATTAGCAAACTTAATGAAAAAATGAACAGCGCGTTTGCACAGCAGGATGCGATAGCCGAAAAGTACAAAGGATTGCCCAGCGTTACGGGGATGAGCAAAGACCAATCGTATGATTACATGGTTGGCAATGACCCACAGATGCAGAAACTCAACGCACAGCTTGACGCTCTTGACGCGAAAATGGCACCACTGAAAGAACACCTTGCTGAAACAAAAGCGCAAATGGCAGAGGTAGGAAATGCTGCATCATCTGCTGCACCAAAAACTGAAAAGTTGGGCAATGCTGCGAAAACAGCAAGCAACCATTTGCGAAACGCCGGTCAAAGTAGCGGCTATTTTGGCCGTATGGTTAAGTCTATGATGCTTAGCATGGTGCTGTTCGCAGGCGTGTCCTTCGTTGCTAAGTCCATTGCACAAGGGTTTCAAAATATGGCGCAAAGCAGTGCACAGGCAAATGCTACCATGTCTGCGTTATCAACCACAGGGCTGTATCTCCAAAATAGTTTTGCATCTGCATTAATGCCCGTTGTACAGGCACTGACTCCGGCGTTTACAGCCCTGGGTAATTCTATTTCTTGGGTACTACAAAAGCTTGCTATGTTCTTTTCAGCACTTAACGGACAGAAAAGCGTTACCGTGGCTAAGAAAGCACAGGTGGACTATGCCAAAACGGTTACTGAAAGTGGGAACAACCTTGCGGAGTATCAGGCAAAACAGCAGGTGGCAGCAGAAAAAGCGGCTGCTGCCGCTGCAAAACTTGCGACAAAGCAAGCGGCAGCAGAGCAGAAGGTACAGAAAGAAATCCAAAAGCATCAAGAAAAAGTTGATGCTCTCAAAAAATCTGTTATGGGGTTTGATGAGCTTAACATTTTGGATAGTGGCAAAACGGATACATGGGAAGCACCGACCGTGCCAGATTATGCTGCAACCGCTGCTGCCCCTGCTGCTTCAACCGCTACATGGAACGGTATGCCGTCGCCAACCGATATGTTCGACACTCAAAAGATACCTCAAAAAGTTTCAGATTTAGCCGACAAGATTAAACAAATCATGCAGGACTTAAAGGACTTCCTACTGCCATCTATGTTGTTGGTGCTTGGCGTTATCATTGCCTGTACCGGAAATCTCCCGCTTGGTATCGGATTGATGGTCGCTGGTGCTGTGGGCCTTGTTGCAGAAGTAGCCACAAAATGGGGTGGGCTGAGTGACCAGGTAAAGGGAGAACTTAGCAGCCTGTTAATAGGCCTTGGAGCATTTATGTTTGCCATTGGTGCCATACTGGCGCTTAGCGGCGCTAATATACCACTGGGCATTGGCTTAATGGTTGCTGGTGCTGCTTCTCTTGCGGCTGTTGTGGCGCTAAACTGGGGCAATATGAAAACCAGTATCGACAATGTAATGACCGCGATACTAGTCGGATTATCAGCAGGGCTACTCGTTATCGGTGCCATTATGGCGTTTTCCGGTGCCAATATTCCGCTCGGCATCGGTTTGATGGCTGCTGGCGCAGCGGGTCTTGCTGCCGCAGTTGCCCTAAACTGGGGTGGCCTCGGTAAAAATGTACAAAGTACGATAACAGCTATCTCTTTAATTGTTGGCGGTTCTCTCTTGGTGTTGGGCGCAATTCTTGCATTTACCGGCGTTAATTTGCCGTTGGGCATAGCACTTATGGCAGTAGGTGCAGTTACACTCGTGACCGCGGTCGCATTAAAGTGGGGTACGTTGAGTAAAGGCATGAAAGAACAAATATCTTTCATTGCTGCCATTGTTGGGGGAAGCTTGCTTGCTCTGGGTGCAATCCTCGCGCTTACTGGGGTTAACATGCCTTTAGGTATAGCATTTATGGTGATAGGAGCAGCCTCTTTGGCAGCTTCAGTTGCCCTGAATTGGAACAGCATGAGTGACAGTTTGAGAAGTAAACTGACAGCTATAACACTTATAGTAGGCGGGTTCTCCCTTGCTCTTGGACTCATTTTAGCTCTCACGGGGTTATTTGTTCCATTGGGTATTGCACTTATTGGAATTGGTGCCGCTTCACTATGTACAGCCGCAGGGCTCAACTGGAATTTTCTGAGGGATAAGGTTAAAGACGCTCTCGCTGATATCTTAGCCATTGCATCTCTAGGCAGTGTTGCCATTGGCATCATACTTTGTCTTACAGGTGTAGGCATTCCTCTCGGCATAGGTCTTATTCTGGCCGGCATGGTAGGGTCAAAAGCGGCTGTATCGATTAGTAATAACCCCATTACTAGATTTGTCAAAGGAATTTTGAATGACATTATTGGTGCATTTGAAGGATTTGTCAACTGGATTATATCTGGCTTAGACAAGCTTTCCGTAAACATAGCCGGTCATAAATTTGGCATCAATATCGCCCCAATCCACATCCCGCGTTTGGCAAACGGCGGTTTGGCAACCAAATCAACCCTTGCAAACATTGGCGAGGGTGAGTATCAGGAAGCTGTATTGCCGTTATCGGATGATGTCTATGCCAAAATTGCACAAGGCATTCTTAAAAATGTTAAGGACAAAAAAGAAACACAAATTTCCACCAGCATTGTATCCGTTCAAAGCAAAGTAGACGAAAGTTCTATCCGAAGCACAAAAGAGTCTTTGTCTGGCTTAACCACATCCATGCAGTCAGCGGCAAAAAGTCGCAAGGCGATTGTCAGTGATGAAACGGATTACACATCTAAAAAGTATCAGGCCGTCACGACTAGCCTAAACGCATCAGTACCAACGTTTTTAACGGACATGACAACGCAGGTGCAGGGTGCATCCATGACCATACAAACGGATACCAGCAACAAGTGGAACAGCATTCACACATTCCTATCCGGGAAATTCAGTGGAATATCTGCCGCGGCAAATACGAATTTTGCAGCAGTCAAGACCGCCGAAGAAACCAATTTTGCGCAGACGCAGCGGGATGTGCAGTCAAAGTCCGCAAGTATGTACAGTGCTGCATCCGAGAAGTTCAAAGCAATTTACAACGACGCGAACAGCTATTTTAGCAAAGTCAAAGCCTCCGCACAGTCCTACATGAGCGGTACCTATTCAGTAGTGGATAGCAATTCACGTAAAACAGCGAACAGTGTATCAACGAACATCGGCGGCGCAATCAACGGCGTTGTGACAGGTATTAACGCTGTGTTATCCGCAGTCGGCAGCAGCAAAAGCGTACCGCGGGTTGCCGTTGCACATTATGCCTACGGTACCGGGTACCATCCCGGCGGCGCGGCAATTGTCAATGACCAGCAGGGCAGCACCTACCGAGAAGCAGTGCAGTACCCAGATGGGCGTACCTTTATTCCAGAGGGCAGAAATGTACTGTTACCGAACCTGCCCCGCGGTTCTGCCGTCATGCCCGCGGCACTGACCGCTAAAACATTTAAATATGCATCTGGTGTTGGGCAGTTCTTTGGAACATCAGCAGCGGATATGCAAAAGCAGCTTGTGGACTACATCTTTGCAGTTAAAGACCCACAAAAGATTTTGCAGACCGCTGTTGATGCGTCTACTACAAGGCAGGCTATCAATGAGCCGTGGATGTCCATGGAAACAGGGGCAGTCAAGTATTTGACGAGCCAATCTGGAACTGCCTTGAAAGGTCTTATCAAGAAATTCATAGAACAGAGCAACGGCACTGCGGAAGCGCTGCTTCGTGTGGCATCCTCACAGGTCGGGAATACAAATCCTGCCGAGTATTGGAACTTTGCAGGTATGCAGGGCGCTTGGTGCGATATGTTTGTCAGCTGGTGCTTAAAGCATGCGGGTATTAAAGAGGGCTATGGCTCTTACGTGCCGGACACTATGGACTGGTACAAGCAGCGGAACCGCTGGACTGATATTCCAAGCCCCGGCAGTCTGATATTTTACGACTGGAACAGTGACCAAACGCCCGACCACATCGGCATCGTGGAGTCTATCGCCAATGGCCTTGTGAATACCATCGAGGGCAATACAACCGGCCCCGGTGGTGGAACCGGCGTATACCGGAAGCAACGGCATGAGGGCAGCAACATTTTAGGATACGCTGTTCCTATGTTTACTGGCGGCGGGGCGGGGTACGGTTCCAACTTTACCGGCTCCGGCGTGGAACGTTGGCGCTCTTTGGCCACAAAAGCACTGCAAATGACAGGCCATTATTCTACACACAATGTAGACTTGTTGTTGGCACAGATGAACACAGAGTCCAGTGGACAAGTCAATCCGGCAGATTACAAGGACGTGAACTATTATGCTGGGCATGCGTCCAAAGGATTGATGCAGGTTATTCCGGAAACATTTGCGTCTTATGCAATGCCCGGGTACAACACAAACATCCTTGACCCGCTTAGCAATATTCTTGCTGCTATTCGCTATACATGGAGTCGCTACGGTGGCGCTGACGGCGTATGGGGGCAGGGGCATGGCTATGCAAACGGTGTTGGCCGTCTCAAATGGGGTGGCTGGAATGCCAAAGGTGGCGTGTTTACCGCACCTACCATTGCTGGACTCGGTGACGACGGGGCAGAAGCAGCCTTACCACTTAACGAGCACACTTACAATCAGATTGCGCAGGGCATTTATGACGCTGAGAAAAAGGACGGCACTGACGATTATGAGTTGATGCGTATGGCATTTGCGTCTGCTCTACGTGAAGAAGGTGGAAGCGGCAGCATTACGGTAAACAGCTATGTAGACTCTGAACGAGTTGCGCAGAAGGTGTACACCATTGAAAAGCGCGACCGCCAGAGAGGAAGAATATCATAATCAGCAGTCCCTACGGTATAAAGCCGATGGGGATTTTTTTTAATTGAGATTGGAGGTGGCGCCTATGGGCGTCCCATATGGGTTCTTCGCTGTCAACGGACGCGAACTGACAGCACCAAAATCATGCACATACAGTTTGATGGACTTGTCTTCCGACCAGTCCGGCCGAAACAAAAGCACTGGAACGAATTACAAAGACATTGTGGCGCAGAAGCGTAAGCTCGTGTGCCGCTGGAATGCAATACCTGTCAATGACGCATGCGTGCTTGCACAGAATATGAAAATGCGCGGTGCCGATATACAGGTTACCTATTTTGACATTGCGGACGGCAAGTGGGAAACACGGACATTTTACACCGGCGATTTTTCGTGCTCCTATTTGGGGCCGTGGGTTGGGCAGGACAAGTTTGTTGGCGACATTTCCTGCGATTTTGTTGAGAAGTAAGGTGATATTTTGTTAAACGTATCTGACACATACAAAGAACTGATTAAAAGCGATAGCGGTCGGTGTAAGTGGTATGCAAAAGCGGACTTGACACTGGCTGACGGAACAACGTTGTCACTGAAAAATAATGATTTTTGGGATAGTGTGTTTTCGTTTTCCGATGCCGTAACAAAATCCGGTGAGTACGCGCCGGGAGCAGCCATTACGGAAACGCTATCCGCTACGCTCAATAATATGGCTGGTAAATATGACGGTATGAAATTTCAAGGTGCAAAGATGGTGTCCTACATCGGCATGATTGTTAAGTCTGATTGGCGCGGCGATACAGTCGAATGGCTGAAACGTGGGGAATTTAACGTCACAGATTACAAGCTGTCAGACGACCGGACGCAAATTACAATTACTGCAGCTGATAACATTTCCAAAGCGGATAAGCAGTACAGCAGCGATTTGACCTATCCGGCTACGCTGCTGCAGATTTTACAGGATGTTTGCAACCGCTGCGGCATAACGCTGGCGACAACGGATTTCCCAAACAGCAGCTATCAGATATTTCGGGCAATCGACACCAATTCCACCACATACCACGATGTAATTGCGTGTGTGGCCGGTATGGCAGGCTGCTATGCTCGGTGCAATGCCGATGGCGCACTGGAATTAAAATGGTTTGACTTTTCGGCCACTCCGATTGAAACGCACAATATCAGCAAGTACGCACCAGATACGGATGACATTACCGTGACCGGCGTTAAGATTGACAGTAAAAATGTTGATGCGAAGTCCGGCAACGATGGGTACGTAATTACCCTAAAAGACTCCGACAACAAGCTACTGCAAGCTGCAATATATGAACAGGTTATTTGCGACGAATGGGCGGTCAACATCAACTCCGCCATCAAAAGCAAGGATACGGATGTACCTGCGCGACTGGCGGGAATCAAATCGCAGTGCGTGGAACTGCAAAACTATTGCAGCCGGTACGGCGGCACGTACAATCCCACGGACGCGGAGCGTAAAACCTTTGTGGACAGCGCAAAACAGTATGATTCAGATGTGAAGTCCTGCATTGCGTATCTTAAAGACAGCGCAACAACTGTTGCAACGGCTGCATTTGAGCCAAAGCAGGACTTGCCGGACGGGTTGACGAAATATATCAGCAGTTATTATGAAACCGCTCAAACTGGCATGGCACAGGAAGAAGCGGACTTAACCGCTGACTTAGGATATATCACAAAAAAGACGGACAAGGAAAGCGGCACAAACGCATGGACGTGCATAAATATGCTGGTAGATGTGTTGTATAACGAAATTGCACGCTTGCAGTCAGATAGTTGCTTTGCTGGAATTGATGCGGCAAAGATTGAGTACAAAGGCAAGCTGCTGACGTCTGCTGATTTTTCGGATTTACCCGGCAGACTGGTAACAGTCCGGCAGCACCGTGATGTGGCAAATGTGCAGCAGATTGTGGACAACATAGATCCCCACCTGATAGGAAACACGCTCACACCGTATTCGGCAACGATTTACAGTAACCCCGCGCTGGAAGCGGGGGACATTGTGGACATTGAGGGACGCAAGTCAGTCATTACCAATCTGACTTATAAGCTGAACTCTGCCGAAACTATCTCCTGTGAAGCAAAGTCGCAGGCCGAAAATTCCTCCGATTTTTATTCTGAATCAGAAAAGCTGTGGGATGAATTACAAGCGCTGAACACGAAATCAGAAGAACTGCGCATCAAAATTCAGAAGCTTGCTGATGGCTTGGAAAGCACGGTGTCACGCGGTGATGAAGCAAGCGACATCAAGCAGCTGTACAATACCATTGATTTATCGGTATCTGATTCCGAAAAGAAAACGAGCGCGGAAATTAAAATGACTGCTGATTCTATTACATCCTCTGTTGACGATAAGGTGGGCGGCCTGCAAAGTCAGATTACACAGCAGGCCGGAGAAATTGAGTCGAAGGTTTCACGGACAGATTTGAGCACAGCAATTAAACAATCCCCAGAAGATATTGTGTATGCTTTTAATAATCAGTCCAAAAATCAAAGCATTAAAATGACGGGAGATGGCTTTGATTTTTTCTACAATGATGAAAAAATCTGCCATCTTGGAGTAGAGTTTAACAAAGAAGTGAACAGATATGATGTTTGTATTCAGCCTAGTAGCGGTCACGGTACGTATTTTGGCACACAGTTAAAGGACGGCGAATACAGTTTAATGCACTTGGGGTACGCCAAATTTTCTGAGGGTATCGCCAGTGATGGCATGATATCCACACCGCAAGAGGTTAATTGCGGAAGTTTGAAAATCAATGGCCAAGAGGTTGTTAGCAGTGGAAACATAAGTACAGGCAATGTAACCTGTTCTGGCTATTCGCAGAGTCAATCAGTAAATTGCGATAATCTTACCGCCACAAATGGTGCGACAATTGGAAATGTCAATATAGGCGGCAGTAGCGATGGTATAGATACAGACGGGTATTTCCACGGAAGTAAAATACAGATAAATGGGAACCAATCAAACTATATTGGCGGTGAATCAGTTACTATTCGTGGACGTCTTAATTTAGGTGGTGGGGATGTTGACGCTCATGGAATCAATATAAATGCAGGCGGCAGTAACATTAATTGTCAAGGTGATGGTACCAGTTCCGGGGTAATTACGTGCGCAAAATTGATTGTAAATGGACATGAAATAACTTAATGTGGGGGGCGATGGTTTTGGCAGGAACTGAAACACCTGAATATCAGGTAAATGTATCGCAGGAAAACTTAATCAATCAGTTTGCGGTGCAGGGCGAAGAAAACAGCCGCGTGTTGACTTTGCATCTTGTGGAAAATGCCAGTACCGAAAATGCACTGCAGCAGACGGAAATACGGCAGAAGCCGCTTGACCTGACCGGCTGCACAGCACGGTTGTACACCAAAAAGCCGGATGGCAACGCAACGTTTATCAACGGCGAAATCATAGCCACAGGCGCAGACGGAAACCCGAATACCGTTACATTTGTTCTCACACAGCAGACGACTGCAGCGGCGGGCAATGCGCATTGCACAGTAGCAATTTTCGGGCAGAATGGCACAGAGCTGAAAGCCACAGGCATTACACTGGACATTGCGGCTGACGATATGGAGCAAACGATTGTGTCTACAAGTGAGTTTGTTTCGTTGGCAGAAGCACTAGGCTCTGTGCAGGAGTCAGAGCAGAAAGCCGATAAAGCTGTGCTCGATGCGCAAACAGCCGTAACAAACGCCACTACAGCAATTACAGACATTACGCAAAAGCAAGCAGCTATGGACACTGCGGAGAGCAACCGCGTAACCGCCGAGTCAGGGCGCGTCACAGCCGAGTCGGGCAGAGTTGCGGCAGAACAGTCACGTGTAACTGCTGAATCAGCACGAGCCACGGCTGAAACAAAGCGTGAAACAGACTCACAAACTGCCGTTACCGCTGCCAACGCTGCTGCTGGACGCGCTGGCAGCGCTGCACAAGCCGCAGAGAAAATAGCAGCGGATGTTAACGCCACTATAGTTGACCAAATTACTGCAAAAACTGATATTACTGGTGGAATCGCCGGTTATGACGGAATACACTCGCACGAAACAAACACGGATATCCATGTTACAGCGGAACAGCGACAGGCATGGAACAACAAAGCGGAAAAAGCTATCACGTCAACCACATCTGCAACAGCAGCAGGGTGGGCAGGAGACACGGCACCTTATACGCAGAATCTATCTGTATCCGGGGTAGCGGAGATGTCTACCGTGGCAATTCAGCCTTCGGAAATTGCAACGGCCGAACAACGCGCGGCATGGCGTGCTGCTCTGGTGAGCGGCACTGCTGCGTCAGGAAAAATTATGCTAATTGCAGACGGAGATAGACCAGCCACTGATATACCGGTGTCCATAACGATTTGGGGGTAATTGTATGCCAGTATTTAATATGATGCAGGGCGGCGGAAACGGTATCTATGGCACTTTGCCATTGCAAATAAGTGATTTGACGGCCATTGCTGGAGATACGCAGGTAACACTAAATTGGGTGAATCCGGTGGGAAATTTTTCAGGCACGCTGATTGTCAAAAAAGCGGACAGCTATCCCAGCAAACCAGCAGATGGCGTGAAGGTGTATGAAGGCGCAGCACAGGAAGTGACAGACACTGGGCTAACAAATGGTACGAACTATTATTACAGAGCGTTTGCCTACAATGAGAAAAAAGAATATCAAACGATTGATTGCAAAGTGTCAGCAGAGCCAATCGAAAGCCAGAAAGCGTGGAGCATGCCCATAGGTTCAAAAATCGAGTTTGGAAAGCTGAATAGTATCGCAATCCCTTGGCTGATTGCTGATAAATCCGGGGCAAATATTTTGATGGTGTCAGAGAATTTACTGCTTAATTTAGCCTTTGACGCAAAAGAGCCTGCATCGCCTGACACATCTTGCATGGCCTATGGAAGCCGCAGATATGCCACAAGCAATATAAGACAGTGGCTTAATTCGGAAGCCGCTGCAGGCGATTGGTATGTATCTCAATCAATGTATGATGCGCCTCCTGCTGCGGCACTGGTGAACAATTATCCTTATGCTGATTCAGCAGGATTTTTAAACGGGTTTTCGGTGTCTGAAAAGTCATATTTAGAAAAATCAGAAATCAAGTGCTACATAGGAAATACAACCGAAACTATTCAGGATAAAGTATTTGTTCCATCAGCGGCGGAAGTTGGACTTGACAGTTCAGATAACTGTGCCGAGGGTACGGTACTTGAAATATTCAAGTCCAACAGTCCAATTGGATTAATCGGAAATTTTACGTTTTCACAAAACGCACAACTATTAGTTGGGAGTGCCGGACGTACAAAGTTGAGGACTCCTCAGATTGTGCAGGGGGGCAGCGGTAGCGATTACACAGCGAGGATAAGGTTAATTGACGCAGACGGATCTATTGGAAATGCATTACCCTATGAAATGGGGGGAGCAATTAGGCCAATTTGTTGTATAAATAAAAACACGCCTGTGTCGTTAACCGCAAATGAAGCAGGATATTATCACGTACTGTAAGGAGGCTGATACATAATGGCAAAAATATATTTAGACCCCGGTCACGGCGGGTATGATTCTGGTGCCGTTGGCTGCGGCAAACGCGAGTGTGACCTCACTCTGCAGGTCGCGCTTAAAGTACGCGCACTGCTGACCGCAGCAGGCGTGCAAGTGCGCATGAGCCGGGACTGTGATAGTGTGCCGGGTACTTGTGACAACGTGGAGCTGCCGCGCCGTGCGCGGGATGCGAACAACTGGCATGCGGACATCTATGCGTCCATCCACCTCAACGCTTGTCCGGGCGGGCATGGCATCGAAACTTACAGGTCGGTGTGTGGTGGTAAGTCAACCACACTGGCGCAGGATATTCAAACGGCTGTACTGGCGGCTTGCCCCGGCTACACGAATCGCGGTGTGAAAACCAAAGCCGAGAGCGACGGCCGAGACTGGATTTGTGTCATACGTGAATCTGCAATGCCCGCCTGTTTGGTGGAGTGTGGGTTTATTGACAGTAGTGATGACATGGCACGTTTCAGCGCTGATAAATTCGCTGCGGGCATTGCATCCGGAATTTTTAAATATTTCGGGATGCGAACCGCGGCCGCTGTACCCAGCGCTGCGGCTGACACTACAAAAGATATGGCTATGTCGCGGTTGTCCGTATACCAGGTCAAGACATACAGTGGGGCGAAGCTGAGCAGCGGCAACAGCCAGATTGCCTTAGTCATCCCGCGTACATCTGACTTGTGGTATGTGGTGGCGGTTGGCAGCAGTGGACAGGCCGCGGGCATTTACACGACCTTACCCGGCCAGAAAGCTAAAAAGGCTTTCGCGGTGAAAATCAAGTGAGAAAGGGGAGAACAGCATGGATGCAACAATCGTTGTTGCGCTTATATCGCTGGTAGGCACTGGCCTTGGGACCTTCGGCGGAATAAGAGCATCTACCAGCCTCACAAATTACCGCCTGAAGCAGCTGGAGGACAAGGTTGCCAAGCACAATCAGGTAGTCGAGCGCACGTACATACTCGAAGAGCAGGTAAAAGTCGCAAATCACAGAATCACTGACCTTGAAGACGATGAAAAACGAAAGGGAGCATATAATCATGAATGAAATTATCAATGCAGTACAGCCCGCAGTAGCAAGTGCAGCAACCCTTATCCTGACCGCAGTTATTTCGGCGGTTGGTGCAAAGCTGGTTGCGCTGATTAACCGCCGCAAAGAAAAAGTTGTTGCTGAAATCGGCGCAGCAGAGTATAACCGAAAGCTCAACATTGCCAAGCAGGTGTGGGGAGCGGTCGACGAATATTTCCGCATCACACCAGCTGTCACCAAGACTGTTGACACTGCCAGTGGAAAGTTTGCGGAAATGATGGGTAGGGCGCTGCCAGGCATCACTACAGACGAAATCAAGCAGATGCAGGCGGTGGTCGCCGGTGAGGTCAATGCCGGACGTGCAGCACTAACCGCAACATTGCCGGAGCAGGATGTGGTTGCAACTGCCGAAGCTGTTACCCTGCCGGCGGATACAGTTACCACAACTGCATAACTTAATACAAATAAAGCAACGTCCCGGCTTACCTTTTATGGTAGGTCGGGACGTTTTTGCGTTATGGGGTAAATTGTGGTAAACTATTATGTGCAAGCGCTTGCAATACTTAATAGGAGGCTCATAAAAAATGAGTACCGAAGAAAAATTGCAAGAGACATTAGACTGTATCAATCAAAATCTGGTCGTTTTAGTGCACGACCAGCAAGAATTGTATCTACTGCTGGAACGGATATGCAAAGAAATTAAAGACGAATAA